GTATGATGAGTTGATTGAAAAGAATAAGTTAAAAGTTAAGCAAGAAAAACTTGTAAGAGATACTCAGGTATCAGAATTTAAAAAGAAAGTTTTAGAAACTGAAGAACCATTTGGTATTAAGGTTGATAAAAACACTAGACAAAAGGTATTAGACAATATAGTAAAGCCAGTCCATAAAGATAAGGATGGTAAACTATTGACATCATTACAGAAATATTCAAAAGAGAATCCCAGTGATTCAGAATATTATTTTAGTTTATTTTATGAACTTACAGATGGGTTCAAAAATGTTGATAAGCTTGTAGGTCAAAAGGTAAAACAAAACACTAAAAGTGCATTGAGGTCTTTAGACAACAAATTAAAGAACGCTCCTTTAAATGGAGATGGTTCATTTGATTTTAATTCTGGGCTTGACGAACAATCTCATTTAAGTACTCTACCTAAAGGGTGAAAGTTTGCTTAATACAAGATATAAAGTCAACCAATTAAAATAAAAGTAAACAATGGCTAATCAGCTATCAAAATTCGGGATGTTAGAATTCCAGTCCTTCAAGGGCTTGGCAAAGGAAAACCATCTTGGTGCAATGTATTCCCTCGCACCACAAAAAGCTACTGAAAAAATGGTTCAGTTGCTTGCAAATTATAGAGGTAAAACTCTTGAAGATTATTTAAAACAATTCCCAATCAAGTATTTCGATGATGACAACGATTACTATTGGCAGGTAGGACTTAATTGCCTGTGCGTCTAGTAATAGACGTATTAAATCAGACAAAATCGGTGAAAGCCATCAAATAAAAAGGCTAATACCGAGGTAAACTATAAATTTAAAAGTTTATAGTCACCGTAGAGAGTAGATGTTGAAACTAATAATTATGGGTACTATTTACAAAATAGAAAACAATATAAATGGCAAAATTTATATTGGACAAACAATTCAAGAATTAAAAATAAGATTCAAAAGACATTGCAGTTTTAGTGCATTGTCAAAAGAAGAATCTAATATGCCGATCAAAAGAGCTATTAAAAAATATGGTAAAGAAAATTTTACAATATCAGTTGTTGAAGAATGTGACAATTCTATAATAAACGAAAGAGAAATTTTCTGAATAAAAGAATACGATAGTTTTAAAAACGGATATAATGCAACACTTGGTGGTGGTGGATTATATGGATATTGAAATAATATTAAAGAAGTGGATATTGACGAGATTATAGAAAAATATAAGTCTGGAGAATATATCAATAAATTGTCTAAGGAATATTCAATAAGTAGACAATCAATAAGAGACTCTTTAAGAAGAAAAGATATCGAATTAAGATCTGCAACTGGATGCCACAAAATTCCAATATCAATTGAAACAGTTATCGACCTGTTAAACCAGGGTAAATCTCAAAGACAAATTGGTAGAGAAATTGGCAGGTGTCAAGGAACTGTTTGAAAACTCATTAAACAATTAGAACAAAATACGTCCACGAGTGTCTGGACCCTATCTGTTTGCACAGAGGGTTAAAATGTACTCCGAACTTACACAATGATAAAGTGTAAGAAGTATAGGATAAAGAGCCTATACGATAACAAAATTGAATCGGGTCCTCCCGAAGAAACATTGAGCTTGTTGAAGCTCGTCATGATGATGGAACTACCGTTGATGGTAGTGAGTTTGCTGGTATAGCTGGCGTACCATTTTACTTGGTATTTGCTGAAGACTGGTTTGGTAAAGGTGAGGTTATCGTAGGTGAAAAGAATGAGCTATATCAGATTCGTGTTCTTGCAGAACCACGCGCTGAAGGTTCAAACTGGGTTTACAAATGCGAAACTATGGGTGGCTTACTCTCTGGAGTACCTGCTGCTGAAGTTGCTGCTGGTAAACGCTTCTCTTATGAATTCGCTCCAGTAGAATCTAGTCGTTCTAAAGGTGTTGGTGCAGTTCGCTACACTACCCCTACAGCAATGCGTAACGAATGGACTACAATCCGTTTGAAAGAACGTGTTCCTGGAAATATGCTTAATCGTAAATTGGAAGTTCCAATTACCATGAAAGATACTAACAACAAAAATGTTGAAAGCACAATGTGGATGCATTATGTAGAAATGAAAGTTGAAGAAACTTTCTCTGAATACAAATGTAACGCAATCATGTATGGTAAATCTAACCGTAACTCTAATGGTGAATATTTAAACTACGGAGAATCTGGTGATGTAATCAAAACTGGGGATGGTATCAGGGCGCAAATGGAAGTTGCTAACGTTCAATACTATAACGACTTTGACATTAAATTGTTAGAGGACGCATTACTTGAGTTATCGGCATCTAAATTAGACTTGTATAACAAAGACGAACGTACATTTGTGTTTAAAACTGGTGAACGTGGCTTGGTTAAATTCAACAAAGCTGTAAAAGATATGGTGTCTGGTTGGTATCCAACCGGTATGCTAAATGCAAGCGTAAATAATCCTGGAGTTATTAGCAAATCTGGAAGTAAAATCCATGATAATGCTTTGTCTGCTGGATTCCAATTCACTGAATACAAAGCTCCAAATAACATTACGATTCGCGTTGAAAGCGATCCATTGTATGACGATTTGGTTCGTAACAAAATTATGCATCCAGAAGGTGGTCCAGCAATGTCATATCGTTTCGATATTCTTTATATTGGTACAATGGATCAACCTAATATCCAAATCGCCAAGATTAAAAATCAAGACGAAATGCGGTCTTACCGTTGGGGTATTCGTAATCCTTACACTGGTGCAATGGGAAATCCTTACATGAGCTTTGAAGAAGATGAAGCAGAATTCCACCGCTTCACTCAACTTGGAGTGTTCATTTTGGACCCAACAAGAACAATGAGTATTATTCCATCTATTTTAGGATAATCAAACAATAAGCATATAGCGGAGAAATCTGCTATATGCTACTTTTAATTAAATAATTTTACATTAACAAGGGAGAAGAATTAATGGCAAAGAGCAACGAAGTCGAAGAAGTGGAATTAATTTCATGTCTTCGCAATGAAAAAGTGGTATTAAAATTTGCACCACGTCCAAATAAAAATATAACCGACCCTAAACATGAGGTTTATGGAGGTATGGCAAATGGTGCTGTAAGAATCTTTACGGTACAGATGCAAAGAAACTTTCAATTAACCAATCCATTAACTGATTCTGAGAAAGCATTCTTAGAGGAATATATGGGTATGGAAAAGAATGCACTCTCAATCTACAAGAAAGAGAATAACTTCTGGAGAAATCAAAAAGTAATTTTAAATAAATCTAATACATACTTAGATTTATCAATTCCAGAAGACTATATTAAATATAAAATCCTACTTACCAATAAGGATTTAATTTGCCCATCATTAAAAGAATTTACTAATGCACGTAAGGAAACTTATCAGTTCTATATAGTAAACGAGGATGAGGAGATGAAGCAAAACAACACAAGTATGACTGCCAAAATGGAAGCTATGCTTGAACTTGGTAAAATCCTTGAAAATAAACAACTGCTTAAATTTATTGTTGAAGCTATTACTGGTCGTGGATTATCTAAAGCATCTAAACTTGACATGATTCAATCAGAAGCATTCAAGATTGTTGAGGCTAATCCTCGCTCATTCTTAGACGCTGTAAAAGACCCTAATTTGAAAACTAAGGTATTATTATCTGAGTGTGTAGAAAGTGGCATAGTTGTCATTAGAAGTGGTTTATATTATACTCAAGACGGTCAACCATTATGTGAGAATAATGAAGATTCAAATCTATCGTTTGCAGTAAAATATTTAAATAGTCCAAAGCGACAAGAAATGCGAATGACACTTGAAGCTAAACTTAAATCTAAAAAAGAATAATTAAATGTCAAGTAATATAGGAATTGATTCTACGTGGGTCAGAGATAGATTTAATCTACAATATAATAATATATTTAGCAATCAAGCTCCTGGTCTTGTAGATTATGAAATTTCTATGTATTTGACTATGGCTCATATAGAAATCATTGATGAGTATTCTGCAAGTCTTGATTTATTTGAAAAATACAGGTCTATATTAACTGCATATATAATTCAAGATAAATTACCAACAACTGCTTATAGTGATAGTAATTTACCTACAATTAAATACGACAGAGAAATAGCTTATCAAACATTTGAATTTACAGAAAACTATTGGAAGATATTAAAGGAATATGCCTATACAAAACGAAAGACTAATGGCATTCCAATTAAACCAATAACATATGATGGATTCAATACAATGTCTCAAAACCCATTTAAAAAACCTAATGGTTTGAAGGGGTGGAGATTAGATATTAATTCCGATGGAGATGATTTACGAGATGTAAAAATATTGTTTGATGATTCT